TAAATCGTTTACTAATTGATCGAATAATTCTTTTTCTATTTCTTCTGCAGATTTACTATCAGTATGATCTTTACCACAAATACAAAGTTTTTTATCCATTATAGTATCATTTACCCATCGAAAAGAAAAACACTAAACACGCCAGGTAAAAAAATGCCAGGCGTGTAGCGAATAACCTTCCCTTCCAAAACGATGAAAGAGACACAAAAGACACTCCCAACATAAAAGAGAACAAATTAATACTTTCTATAGAGATAGAAAAAAAATTGGTCATATAATGTTTTCATTAAGAAGTGTTGGGTTTGAACCAGCTTCTGCAATAAAATCATCTGCTAGTTCCTCAGCCAAGTCAATCATCACATGATGAGTTTTTTTAATAATACGATCATGCATGAAATACTCCACAGTAAACCCACAGATTGGGTCAGAGTATACTTTAGCAATACGATTACCATTTTGGTAAGTAGTTAATAGTTCCATATAAATCTCCTAAGAAATAAGTTTGATAAAACGATTGAGTACAACACGGTTATTAATTTTATTGCCTGCATACTTAGAGAAAGCACTAGCAATACCTCTATTTGTTTTTGAATTACAAACGAATTCGTCCTCTGTAACATCTGCATCTGATTTCATCAGATAGTATTCATCATACCCCTGATTAGTCATAATAACATGTTTATTCTTTCTGAATTCTAATATATCATCATCCGATAACAAATCGTCATTGGAGTAATATTTATTTGGGTCAATTGATTTTTCATTAATAAGTCTTGTTGCTTGTCTGTCTCTAAGATTTTTTATTTCTCTGAGAGAAAGAATATAAAACCCTATGGTATTACAACCAGTTCTGTATTTAAGAAGTTTAGTTAATGATATTGAAATGTCAGTAAAATACCCATTCAGTTTAACTTCATGTCTGGATACAGGGTCAACTAAAATCACATCGTTTTTAATAACCTTGCTTTTATTACTTTTATAAGTGTAAACAAATGGTCTTATCTCTTTAGAACCTACTTTAGTATCTAAGTAATCGATTCTACCTTCACGATTACTTTCACCGTCAGTAAGAAATACACTGTTTACAATTTGTAGTTTGTATTTTTTCTGAAATGCAGGAATGATATCCATTGCAGCAATGATAGTTTCATGAAGTGGAGTTCCACTTAGATCAAATATACCATGATAACAACCAAACTTAGCCATCCAAACTAGTTTAACAGCAGCATTAGTAAATTCAGATGCAGACATTCTACTAGACAATATATTCAATAATTGAAAACGAGTATTTACATGCAACGATTTATCGATGTATTTTTGAATAGGTCTGCTTTCTCCATTATCAGAAAAAGCATACACTTCATATGGTATACTAACTTTCTTACAAAAGAAAACAATACTCAACAATTGTTTGATGGTATTGAACATATGATTTTGCATAGAACCAGACCAATCAATAAAAATAACCAATCCATGAGATTGACCATTAGGAACTATAGTAATTTTCTTAAAAATATCTTCGTTGAATTTATATGAAAATATTTTATCTAGGTTCAAATCACCAGATTTAGACGTAGAAGATTTCTTCATCTGTTCTGCGTTTTTCTTTAGTTCAAATTCTTTTACCAAATAAGATACAGAATTCTTGAGGTTATTACGAATCGCAATATAATCATCTAATGTAGCTTGTCCCGAGCTCCAAACACCATAAGATTCGAATCGTTTGTATAACTCTTTATGGTCAATGATTATTTTATCTATATCCAGTTTAGGGACTTTAACATAGATATTTTCAACATCCCCAATCGAAAACAATTGGCGTTCATTTTCTTTGAAAGCATCATCAGTAAATGAACGGATTTCTTGTTGTTGCTTTTTTCGTTGGATTTTACCTCTTTTACCAGAATCAATTTCTTCTTCTTCGGTTGCAGAATCTTGTTCTTCATCTTCATTCGTTTCACCATCAGAAGGGTTAGATGTATCTTCTGATTCCTGTTCTTCTTCCTGTTCTTCTTCCTGTTCTTCTTCCTGTTCTTCTGTATCTACACCAGTATCATCTTTATCTTCGCCTATTCCATCTTCACCGTCTTCGTTTTCTGGTATTGTATCAGAAAAATCATTAATTGAACTATGATTTTTTTCTTCATCTTCCATTTGTGATTTCATGAAATCAACAATTTTACGTTGCAACTCCACAACTTCCTTATATGTCTGAGTATTTTCTACTTCAGACAAGAGTTTGCGTTCTTCTTCGGTAAAAGAAATGTTAAGACTAACGCCAACTTTGCAATGAAGGTTGATTCTGTCAATAAAATTCAAGTCATCAAGGGTTTCGTCTTCTGTTTTAAAGAAATTACGATTATAAAGACCCTCGTAAGCATGAACAAAAGAGTTTTTTAGACCAGGATACTTGTATTTTATTTTGCGTTCGATCCTAGAATCCTCGATAACATTGATTACGGACATATTTTCACCCTTTTCGAATGCTTCTTGCATTTCATCGAAAGGTGTAAAGAGAGCATGTCCTACTTCATGACCCATAAAAAGGTCATAAGTGTAGGAATCAATGTTATTATCGAGTACAGGAACCGTTAAGATACGGTTTTTAACGTCAAAACATGCAGTAGATACGTTACGTTGTTCAATGTGTAGGTTCTCTGTTGCCATGAGTTTGGCAAGGAGAGATTTAGTTTCGATCAATTGTGACATAATGTAGTTCCTCAAGTGTTTATGTGTCTATTGTATCACACTTCTATGCCATTGTCAACCCTATCACATCGACGAATGACTAAAACGTTGCCGTTTTTACCCATTTTTACAGTAGTAGATAAGATGGTACTCTCATCCCACCCCATTTCTTCTATTAATTCTTCTGGTAATGTAAGAAACCCATCACCAGACCCATCATCTGCTAAATTAAAACAACCATAATATTGTTTTTGTTCATTACATTGCATATTTTTGCTCAGTGAATACAACAAATTTACCCGTTTCTTTAGATTTTTTAAGATGTTGGAAGAATTCTAGTTCTTCCTTGAGTTCTTCGTCAGTATAATCGATGTAAGCCATCTCAAATTCGGCATTTTCATCCAAAAGTACCAGAAAATCTTTATCTAGTTTCATAGAACCTCGTTTTTACGACCAAGTGAAGCAGGATTCATGCATTCAGAGACATAAATGTAGTTACCTTTATGTAAAGGTGCAAGACATTGACCCACTCTTTCAACGATTTTGCGGTCAGACTCAGATAAATTATGATAGTTTCTCATAATTCCTGATTTTGATAGTGCGCCAGTGACACCAGTATCAATAGATTTGTATTCTGGAGAAGTTCGGTCACTAGGAATAGACAAATTATAACCAGTTAGAGGTTTGAATTCTTGTTTGGCTACAACTTTTTTAGGTTGAGAAGAAACTTTGCTCTTCTTTTTGGGTTTTGAACGTGGGACTTTGGCAAAAACCATCATGATGCACCTCACTAACGATAATAAAGACACATTGTACCACGTTCAACCCCTCTTGTCAAGCTTTTGTGTCAATCGTAGTAGAAATCCCCCTCTTTTTCATAACTCTTGTAACTTTTTGCTTTAAACCGTGTGGTTGTTGCGTTTTTGCTACGAGTTACTTCTACACTTTCGTTGGATTTCTTTTTGGTTTTTACAAAACTACCACCAAAACCCTCATATTCTTCGTCCATTAGACGATCCTTATGAAATTTTGCTAGATTTTTCGACACACTACATCTCCTACTTGAATTAATGCCTTTATTTTTCTACCCGGCACGTTAAGGTAACATATCAGGGAAACATCCCTTGACAAATTCGTAAGTAAGACCTTCTACATTTTGATTTTTCTTAAAAATACCAACAATAACCTCAGCTTCTCTTGGTTCTAGAGATTCTAGAATCTGAATAAGAAGTTCGTTTTGTTTTCGTGGTTTTAAACTTTCGGCAGTAGGGTTGCCTCGTCTAAAGAGGTAGAGTCTTCTTATCTCTGTACTTAAATTACAAGGAGAAACACCAGGAAGAGTATCAGGAGTTTTATAATCTTCTGGGAAGTCTGAAACCAACCATTGAATATCTGGATGAAAAGTCATCTTCAATACGTTGGTTAGTGTTACTGATAAATTGTTTTGAATAACTAGAATTCGTTCTTGGTCAGTTTGAGCCAATTCAAATTCGTCAAAAACTTCATATATGTTCTTTGCCATTAAAAATCCTCAATCACATCCATTAAGTTCATTAAATTATTTGTAATAAAATAATCTATATGTATTTATTATTTTCTCTTTTATCTCAACTGGAATAAAAGTTAAATCAATCAACATCTGATTTCTGTTGAACCCTGTTTTTGCATAGTCATCCGACCAATTGTTCCAATCCTCATGTAGATATTTAGAAAGAACCTTTTCTGTGATAGGTTTCTGTCTGATAGCATTAACAAAACTATCAGCAGGTGATAAAATGTTAGGAATACCATCACCTATGTCTCCACGAATGATTTTCTCTTTCAAATCAACGTGTGGGTCAGAAGAAGTGATATATTTCTTCTGTGATGGGTTATATTGTTTAATAGAATATTTTCCAGTATTATATTTCTGTAATTGCAAGAAATCACCATCACTAGAAAGAATAAGCACATTTTCATGTGCAACGTGTCTAGGAGCAAGAGTACCGATAACATCATCTGCTTCTGCACCTTCTACATCAATAACCTTGTAAGGAAACGTTTGTTTTAAGTCTTCCTTAAAACGACCAAGAATATCAAAGATAAGATGCCAATCTAAGTCTGACTTTTCGCGTGTTTTCTTTCTACCGGCTTTATAGTATGGGAATATATCCTTTCTCCAATACTTTCTGTTATCACAACACATAATAACTTCACCGTACTCTTTTCTAAAAGTCTTAACATGTGTTCTAATGATGTTGAGGATCATATGTCGAATAAGATGTTCCTCAATATTTTTGTTTTTGCTGGATGTAATCTGTGCCATTAATCCAGAAATAAGTACTTGGTTCAAGTCAATTAAAATCATTATATTAATTCCTGTTTATGCGATTTCTAAACACTCTTTTATTTTTGTGACCATATCATTGTTGAGGTCATGTGATGTGGAAGTTTTCTTTGAGATAAACCCAAAGAATCCAGACGGAATAATGTGTGACATATATTCTAGTGGATCGAGAACTGCTTCGAAATTATCAAAATCAAATGTCTCATCTTTCTTTTCTTTAAAGATGGTAATATGATAGACATTCCCTAATGTACCTATAACTTCTTCACCTTTATCTACATACGTTCCGCCTTCGATAAGTAAATCTCCTTCATCTCCTGGCATAAAACTAAAAAGATCATAATCCATATCCTTCATCTCTTGCAAATAGGGGAGCATCTATATTTTCCTTTGTTATTAATATGAGAACCATATTATACATCACTCTGCGTCATTTGTCAAGGTGTATTTTAGGTGAGACCGTTGAACTCTTACCATAATCCAATGATTGTAATATTCATCTGGTTTTCTTAGAACATCCTTTATGAATTGTTCCCTAGCTTCCATGTAATTACATTCGCCTTTAGAAAGGCACAAATGTATAATCTCGCGTTTGAAAGTTTCTTTGCCTTTTTCAGAAACCTCGTCTTTGAGTATTTGATTGGAACCGTAATATGATTTCCAATCACTAAAGACTTTAGATCGTTTCTTCTTACCCTTAACGGTTTTAGACCGCATGGAGTAGAAAAACTTTTTACCAATGTATTTTTTGTTATTGGAGATGTTGGTGATAAGATAGACGAATCCATAGTTATCACCAATCATTTCTTCTGTAAATACTTCGTTATTATAATACCATTCTAATGTGTCCATTCATCCTCATCCAAATCATCTTCTCCATCTATATAGTCGGAGGATTCTTCGGATAATTCATCAATGGGTTCACCACAGAAAGGGCAATACTCAGGGTATTCCTTAGAGGATAACATTTCGTTGTAGTTCACTAAAAATACTGATTCACAGTTATTGCATTCTCCATTTACTGTTTTGATTATAGACATTAAGTTCCCTTGTTAGTTGGCCCATACATCACCCCAATTTCCAGACAATGCGCCTTTAGCATAATCTGTAGCACGATTTTCAAAGAAATTAGTGTGTGTAGGAGCGTTTATCATTTCCTCTACCCAAGGTAGCGGGTTCCTTTTCACCTTGAAGATACCTTTAAGTCCCATAGAAATCAAACGCCTATCAGCAATGTATCGAATATACTTCTTAACATCTTCTGATGACAAGTCTTCCATCGCACCCGTAGAGAATGCTAAATCAATAAACTTATCTTCAAGTTCTACCATTCTTTCTGCAATCGTGTATATCTTTGACTTTAATTCATCATTCCATATTTCACGATTTTCCTCTATGTAGGTCTTGAATAATTTAATCATAGATTCAGTATGTTGCGTTTCATCAACAATAGACCAAGTTACAATTTGACCCATTCCCTTCATCTTACCATGTCTAGGGAAGTTAAGTAACATAATGAAAGAGGAAAATAACTGCATTCCTTCTGTAAATGCAGAGAAAACAGCAATATGAGTGGCTGTACTAGTTGCATCCCCATTCTTAGAAGAAAGTTCCATAACATAGTCATGTTTCTCTTTCATTTCTGCATATTCCATAAACTCATTGTAAGTAGTCTCTGGAAGTCCAAGAGTTTCAATGAGATGCGAATATGCTGCAACATGGAGTGCTTCTCTAGCAGAAAACCCCAAAAGCATCATACGGATTTCTGGTTGTTTGAAGTATGGTAGGTAATTATTAACATACCCACCAGCAACATCAATATCACCTTGTGTGAAGAACCTAAAGATTTGTGTAAGAAAATGTTTTTCTTGTTTAGTTAATTTCTTTTTCCAGTCTTGAACATCTTCCATCATCGGTACTTCAGTGTGTAACCAATGAGATTGTTCATGTTTCAACCAAGCTTCATATGCCCAAGGGTAATTGAATGGTTTAAAATATGATCTTTCTTCTGACAGGTTAGAATTTTTCTTACTCATTAATCACACCAACTTTGTTTTGTTTTACCGTTATACTCTTTAGCCAATCCTTGTTTTACTAATTCTTGAGATAGTAACACATCATCAATTATTATATCACCAAGAACTCTGCCACCATACTTATCCCAACTCTTTAAATCAACAATAATAGAGTTACCATGTTCTATTGCATGTTTTGTAAATTCTGTTGATTTAAGAGCTAGTTCATTTTCTTTTTCACATTTACCAAGAGGTGATTTCTCTGGTGTATCTATTCCATATAATCTTACTGAAATACTATGTGGTAGTGGTGGTGGAAGAAAACTCACATCAAATTTAACGGTATCCCCATCAATTACATGGTCTACCTTCCAATCGTAGAATTCTGCATTAACAGAAGAACTACACAACAACATTGCCAATATATATTTCATTCTACCCCTCACAAGCAATACAGTCATTACCCTGTGCAATCTGCGACATATCAAGTTCCTTAATGACTTCACGTTCGATTTTCTTGGATACCTTATCTGCTTTACCTATCTTTTCAGAACGACAGTAATACAACGTCTTAACCCCCTTCTTCCATGCAGTAAAGTGAATTGCATGTATATATTTGATGTGTGCATCTGGTCTAAAGAACACATTCAATGATTGTGATTGGTCAATATACTTCTGCCTATCAGCAGCAAGTTCTATTACCCATCTCTGGTCAATTTCCATTGAAGTCTTAAATATATCTTTTTCTAAATCAGTAAGTATCTTTAGATGTTGAACAGAACCGTCGTTAGCAATGATAGAAGACCAAATATCAGGTAGTTCATCTTCTAACAACACTTTTGAACGAAGTAGTTTATCCAAATACTTATTCTTGTTTAATGATGCTCCCGAAAGAGTGTCCTGTCTATAAGCATTGGCACGATATGGTTCAATAGAAGGACTAGTATTACCAACAATAATACTTGAAGATGCGTTAGGGGCAATAGCCATAACATGACTAAACCTGCGACCAGTGCCAACAGTATCGGGTGCTTCCCCACGTTCTTTACCAAGTTCAAGATTTGATTCATCTAATTTCTCTCTAATATGTTTAAATATACGATTATTAGCAACCTTAGCCATTACTCCTTCAAATGGTATACCATTACTCTGTAAGTAAGCATGGAATCCAAGGGCCCCTACTCCAATTGAAC